ACCTTATTACTTCAACCTTCATCACTTTTCCCTTCGCTTTTGCTTTAATAACGCCCTAAGGCCTGTTATAATCGTTACGATAAAGGCGGTGGATTGCAGCCAAAAGATGATTTCCTCCTTTTGCCATGCCGAAAATAGCGGCGATATATTCTGTACCCACCAGCCTAAAGTTGACTCAAACAACGGGGCAATGGTACCTGTTATCCATGCTATTGCGGGCACTATCACTCCTTTTATTGTTTTCATAGATTTCATCTGTTTTTGATAAACCCGGAGCGGATCTGCTCCGGGTTCTTACTAACTAAAACTGACTATGAGAAATCTACACGGTTGTGTCTTGTACTATCGCCACCAATCCCTCTACACCACTTCGCATAGGGCGGCCACCGGCGCGCACCAGGAAGGAATAGATATCGGCATAGTAGGTAGGTGAGCCTTCATCGTCGAACATTTCTGTTTGTCCGAGCGCGCGGCATACACTACCTTCATACCAGAGCAGGGCTGCGGCATTGTCTCCGGCAGCTCCCGAGGTAGTCCAGGCTTTTGCTGTAAGCCCTGTGGTGTACCTTGCCGCCTTCGAACGCATCATCACGTTGAAGGTGTAAAGTTTACCTACTTTACCATTGGCGATGTCAGCGGCTTGATTAAAGTTATCAAGCTGTTTGTCTGTCAAACTGTCAAGCAGCTGGTCAAGCATGTCGGCATCTACCAGCGCCCAACGCCCCTCCTGGGGGATGTTTTGCTGGTTAAATTTGGTCATCGCCTTCTTAAAGTCGGCTTTATCGAGGGCTTTCCGGTCACCGGTGGCACTGGGTGTGTGTGCAGCTACCGCGGCTCCCGAGGTGCGTATAATCGCATCACCTGTGGGGCTCCATTTATAGGTAAACTCGTCTGCGACCGACTCGATAAGCTGCGCCTTGTCATTTTTAAGTACACTTTCCCGCTTGTTATAACTCAGCTCTACCGTATCGGCATGAGGTATCTTAATAGGGTTGGTAGTGTACTCATCGAGGTCGAAAGTCAAATCTGTATCTGTACGCGCTGTCACTGATGCAGGGAATGAGCTCCTGTTTTTCACCACTGCGCTAGGGCTTCCTGCATTAGGGATATGTACAGTTTTGTTATTAACGAACTCGTCTGCATTGAATGCTTTACTCATAAACATGTTATCAGCAAAGAGGTTCTCCACAATTGAGCTCAACCAGATTTCCTTTTGCACTGCCATGGCAGCCACGCCCGGCAGCTTAGGCATCAGCGCAGCCCCGGCACTCAATCCTCCGAAAGCCAACAGTGGGTTAATGCCAAGCACTGTGGCGAAAAGTATCGCCATCAGCATGTTAAAAAATAATCCACTTAAAAATTTCATGATATTGTTCTTTTTTTATTAAACCTTTATTTTACTTTCCATTACAATCAGGCATTATGCCTAATCCGCCTGAGGCTTTTTGCCAAACTTTTGCTCAAACTTATCCTCATATACATCAGGATACTTATCCTTCAGCATCACCAGTTTACCGCCTTTATCCAGCTCGTCCCACGACTTAGCCATGAGGCCTTGAAGCTCGGTGTTGTTTTGGCGGTCCTGGTTCTCGATTTGCTGCGAAACAGAACTGCGCTTTGGAATGGCATTGAGCGTGCTCTTGGCACTTTCAAAGTCAGCATCAAAGAGCTTGATGAAATGCTCTTTTGCATCGGCATTTATACGGCCATCTTTTACGGCTGCATCTACAAGGGCCACGCCCTCGGCCTTCTGCTGCTCTTTTGCTTTGTCTTCAAAGCCCTTAATTTTATCCTCCAGGGCTTTGTTCTTATCCTTTAGGGTGACTACCTCAGTCTTGAGCGTGTCACGGTTTTGAATGAGCCCCTCAATGGCTTCCTGCACTTCCTGCTCGGTGGCTTTGTCTGAGAGGTTCAGCATCTTGTTTAATCCCTTCATTGAACTATTATTTTGATTTGAACTTGATTGCGTATCTTTTAGCTTGATAACTTCATTAATGGTATCAGTGGTCTTGATTTTCTCGCCCGTTTCTGCATCATAAAACACCAAACTGTTGTGGTTTGAGCCGATGGTTACGATTGAAGCTTCCCTCACCTTCCACTTGGTAACGGTTGGCAGCGTTTGCCCCTTTTCCATCAACTCCGGATCTTCTGAAATCTCTTCGGGAGGCCATGCGCCTATCGAGGCCATGCGGATAAAATTGCGGTCAACTTTGCCCTTCACTTCCATTGCCCGTTCATCATCTTCATCAAACACCGCCTCAGCTAAAATCTTTCCATCCTCCTTACGGATGTTTTCCCATCTAACGATAGGCATGTCAAAATCATTATGATTGAGCAACCCTACCGGGTTCTTAATGAACTCGTTAAGGTCTGCGCCGTCTGTCAGCATCCTGAAGCCTTGCGTGTTTACGCTCTCGTCATGTAAGATAAATGTTTTAGCCATTGCCTGTGTCTTTTTTCGCGTCATCATGGAACAAAAGTGGCTTAAAGTTTTACTTTAAGCAAACGTTATAACTATCATAGAAACAATTATTACTATGATAAATATTAATTATACTATCATCATAATTAAGTGCTGTTTTTTGTTTTTAAATCTTAAATTTTGCATAAAAATGAAACCATGGGTTTAAAAAATTCTCAGAAGAAAGAGTGGGCCCAGTTCCTCATCACCAAGGAGGGCATGACTCAAAAGGAAGCGGCTGAAAAGGTAGGCGTGTCGGTGGTTACTATGAATAAGTGGTACCGGGACGGCGAATGGGCCAAGCTGAAACAATCGATGCTTGTTACCAGGCAGGAGCAGCTTAACAGGCTCTACATGCAGCTCGAGGAGCTTAACAATCACATCATGAAGCGCGAAGAGGGCGAACGATTCGCCAACAGCAAGGAAGCTGACAGCATCAGCAAGTTGGCTATTGCCATTAAAACCATGGAAACCGAGGCCTCTATTGCCGACATCGTGGAAGTATCTAAGCGCCTTTTGAACTGGATGCGTAAGTACAACGACAGCAGAACGGTGGAAATCGCTAATATTTTTAACGACTTCATAAAAGATTCAATGAAATCATGATAAAGAAGTTTCAACCAACAGACCGCCAAGCCGCCCGCGACTGGGACAGCTACTATGAGAGCTTTATTGCTGATGTGAAAGCGATAGCCAATGAAACGCCGGAGGCCAAGGCCGCCCGTATCAAGCAGCTTGAAGCAGATCCGGAGGCATGGAAACGGTATTACTTCCCTAAGTACACCTACGCACCAGCAGCGCCTTTTCATCTTACTGCAAGTGAGCGGGAGTTAACAGATCCGGAGCTGTATGAAGTGAGAGCCTGGGCCCGGGAGCTGGCTAAGGACGTGGTGGAAATGATGAACACGCTTTACCAGGTACTTGCCCAGAAGAGCAAAAAAAACATCATCTTTATATCCAACAGCTGGGATAAAGCCGCCGATTTGCTCAAGCCTTTTAAGCTTAACCTTGAACGCAATGAGCGTATTATTAGCGATTATGGCATTCAGCAGCTTTTGGGTTCCTGGAAGGATGGCGATTTCACCACCACGCAAGGCGTGAGCTTTATTGCGGTAGGTGCCGGACAATCGCCACGGGGAACAAGGGATGAGGAAGTAAGACCCGACAAAGTCATCATTTCCGATATCGACACAGATGAGGACGTTCGTAACCCCGATACGATAAACAAACGCTGGCACTGGTTTGAACATGCCGTGTATCCCACACGCTCGGTATCCAAGCCTTCGCAGTTTATATGGCTTGGAAACATCATCGCCAAAGATTGCTGCATCACACGGGCAATGGAGAAAGCCGATGTGGCCGATGTGGTCAACCTCGAAGATGAAGACGGTGAAAGCACGTGGCCGGAGAAAAACAAGCGGGAGCACATCGACCGCATTAAGAGCAAAATCAGTACGAAAGCCTACCAGGGCGAGTACATGAATAACCCGCTGAGCGAAGGCGATATCTTTAAACACATGACCTGGGGCGAGGTGCCCGACCTGAAGCAATTTACCTTCCTCATAGCCTACGGAGATCCGGCTCCCTCGAATAGCCAGAATAAAAAAGGCTCCTACAAATCTGTGTTCCTCATTGGTGGCCTGAATGATAAGTTCTATGTCATTACCGGTTACTTGGATCATGAGGTGAATTCGGAGTTTGTGGAGTGGTATTACCGCCTTCGAAACTATGTCGGCGAAAAAACGCAGGTGTACAACTACATCGAAAACAACAAGCTCCAGGACCCATTCTATGAGCAGGTGTTCCTGCCGCTTTTTGCCGCTAAAGCGAAAGAAACGGGCAAGGTACTGGGCATCATCCCAGACACCCGAAGTAAGCCCGATAAGTTCAGCAGAATTGAAGGCAACCTGGAACCGCTGAACCGCAACGGGCAGTTAATCTTGAACATCGCTGAAAAGCATAACCCGCATATGAAAAGGCTGGAGGAGCAGTTTAAGCTGGTAAATCCAAATTTAAAAAGCCCGGCAGACGGCCCCGATTGCATTGAGGGTGCTGTGTGGATTGTGAATGAAAAGAACAGTCAGATTAAACCTGACTCTATTAAAGTAGGCGCAAAAGCGTGGTATAAATCAAAGAAGTTTTAACTATGAAACGATTTTTAAAAGCTCTTGCAAGGGCAATACAACAGTATTTCATGAAGCTTTACATCCGCTATAAAGGCAGGCCGGGAGCCTTGAAAAAGGCCATCCGTAAAGCAAAGCGAAAGCATAAGCAAACCGGGCGCAGGTACCGGGTTTTCTTTCTCGAAAACAAGTACCAGGTACTTACCCGCTCCGACATTCAACGCCGCAAGCATCAGAAGGTGTTTGGCTGGCATGTGAACAGCACCAACATGGACGCGCATAAGTTTTTTGACACCAATAATTTATAAATCATGGCATACCTAACAAAAGAAGAAATGAGTACGCATCTTTATGCCGAAAATATTGAGGTCATCACCCGTGGTGATGATACCATGACCGAGGCGGCGATTGATGCAGCCATCAGCGAAGCAAAGAGCTATCTAAATGGCTACGATCGCGCGGCGATATTCGAAGCAACAGGCGATGCACGCAATACGCTGCTGTTAACCTTTGTTAAAGACATGGCCGCCTGGCACCTCATTAACCTGAGCAATGCAGGAACCGAGTACACGCACCGGGAGAACCGCTACAACCGCGCGGTGAACTGGCTTAAGGAATTGCAAAAGGGCAATGTGAGCCCCGACCTGCCAACGCTTGAAAATGAAGACGGCGTGGATGATTCTGCAACGATTCGATTTGGAAGCAACGAGAAACGTGAACAAAAATTTTAATCATGGCACAAGAAGTAAAAAAAGAGAATAAGCCGATTATCCAGCAGCTGGTAATCAGGCCACCTATCCGACGAACCAACGACGTAAGCCGTTGGCGCAATGCCCTGAGAGCTGCCGACATGGGCAGGATGGCTAACCTGTATAACCTTTATGAGGATTTGCTCATAGATGGCCTTTTGGGCGATGCGCAAGGTAAACGCATCGACGCTGTTAACAACAGCCTGCT